GCTGGGGAAACGCATATATAAATGATATAAGTGCTATAAATATTGATATAAGCACCAATTTAAATCCGCTCCTTCCTAATAAAGGAACCATTGGTCTTGTTAATAGAGCATGGGGAAACGCATATATAAACGATATAAGCGTTAGTTCTATTGATGTAAGTACTAATTTAAATCCGCTAGTTCCCAATAAAGGAACTATTGGTCTTGTTAATAGACGTTGGGGCAATGCTTATATAAATGATGCAAGCGTTGCGTCTATTGATATAAGTCTTAATTTAAATCCGCTCCTTCCTAATAAAGGAACCATTGGTCTTGTTAATAGACCGTGGGGAAACGCATATATAAATGATATAAGTGTTTCTTGTATTGATATAAGTGTTAATTTAAATCCGCTCCTTCCTAATAAAGGAAGTATCGGTCTTTCTAGTAAACGTTGGGGCAATGCTTATATAAATGATATAAGTGTTAGTTCTATTGATATAAGTTCTACTTTAACTATTAGCAGAGGTCGCATTATTGCTAATAACATTGATATAAGTTCTACACTAGATATTAGTAGAGGTCGCATAACTGCTGACATACTTGATGTTAGCGCTATTTATGCACAGACTATTGATGCTAGTAACATTAATATACCTTCAAATGGAAATATACCAATCCAACCGGGTTTAGGAGGAACTATTACGAGTTATGGCAACTATTTTATCCATATATTCTTAGCATCAGGAACCTTTACTGCACCAACAATTGTTGGAATAGTTGAAGCATTGATTGTTGGTGGTGGGGGTGGTGGTGGAACGGGAGGAGGTGGTGGTGGTGGGGTTATATATTTACCTGCTGTTAGTGTATCCAAAGACATGTCATATGCTGTTGTTGTTGGTGGTGGTGGTGCTTTAGGTGTATTCAACGTTCAAGGTAATAATGGTGCAGATAGCTCTGTTTTTGGAGCCACAGCAAAAGGTGGTGGTGGTGGTGGTAGAATCGTACATATTAATGGAAATTCAGGAGGGTCTGGTGGGGGTGGTGGTGCAAATGCTGGTATAGGTGGAGCTAGTATTGATAATATTCTTGGTTCTAATAATGGTGTTCCTAATAGTGGTTCTATTTACGGTAACGCTGGTGGCAATGCGTCATCAGCACAAGGTGGAGGGGGTGGTGGTGCTGGCGGTCCAGGGCTCTTGAAGAATGGTGGTAATGGTGTCTTCAATAGTATCCTTGGACCAAATTATTGCTGGGGAGGCGGTGGCGGTGGGGGTGTCGGCAACGCCCTCGCAGGCGGCAATGGCGGCCAAGGTGGCGGTGGTGGCGGGGGGGCGGGCATTGGTGGTTCTGGTGGTGTCGGTGGCGCCTTCTCATTAAATTTAAGTGGAAATGGAATAGGTAATAGTAACACCCCTATTTATGGTGGTAATGGTGCTACTAATAGTGGCGGAGGGGGCGGCGGACAGCCCTCCGAGCCTACTGGCAGCGGCGGTGGTGCTGGTGGTTCTGGTATTGTTATCATTCGATATGCAAAGAGTGTCAGTGTTAACTCAATCAACCTGTCTACTTTTAATGCTATTATTGCTGGTTATACTAATTATGTATTAACTACGCGCCCTTCTCCTTTAGTTACTGTAAGTATACCACCAGGAGAAACTTGGTTAACTATACCAATTGATATTGTTAATAATGATAGTGTAAAAATAAATTTAAAGTTTGTACTTACCGGAACTTATAATTTAAATGAGATCTTTCTTAAATATAAGACATTAGGCATACCGTATGACATTAACCAACCTAATTCTACTCATATTGTGCATACTACACCTGCATCGAACTCTCAATGGATATATTACGTCGATGGTAGAATTACCGTATTTCCAGCGCCGGATATTACTAGTGTTTTTACTATAAATATATATAGAGCATATAGTAATCTAGCTAATTGCTATATAATAAGCGGCAATGGAGTATATAGTATACCAAATTATGGAATAGCAAGAGCTGAATTCAGTGGTCAGATAAATCAACGTATACCAGATGCAATATTTCTTACTTGGGGTCCAAATTATGGAATGAATGCGACTTATACTATTACTAATACTCCTGGTTAAAAACATAGCTATTATTATATTTTCTATTTTAGATTGCTTATTATTTCTATTTACTATTTCTATTTAAATATTAAATAACTATTTAACTAAAATAGTTATGTTAAAATGGTTTGCTAGCTTGTATCAATTATACATTTTCAATAGGTTAATAATTTCACCATAAATATACATGGCTCAATATTTTAGCATTATAATAGCCTTGTGATTTTTTCTTTTCTAAACTAATTGCTTCACCTCTTTTTTTGGTTCCAGAATGTCTATTAAAATAATTGCGCATTCGTTTTCTATCATTATGATTTTTATGTGAATAATATTTTAGCGGAGTTCTATCTTTATATTGTTGATAATCTGATGCTCCAAAATGTATTTTGCGTATTTTTTGGGTTGTCTTATTTTGGATGTATGCTGTGTATTTTTTTCCAGGTGGTCCTTTTTCAAATTTTATGATTTTTTCTTTCATACTTTTATTCATACTTTTATTCATATTATAATATTTTTATATATAATAAATATTATAGTATTATAGTATAATATTTATTATATAAAAAATGATAAATATACCTATTAAATACTTACCTCGTCGTCTTAGTTTGAAAGATAAAAAACTACAAATTAAACAATTAAAAGCCTCACGTAATGCATATAAAAAGAAGCGCTATTTAACACGAAAAAACGTTGACTCATATAAATCCAAAAAATCGGCTCATATAGCAAAAGCGCAAAAGTTGTATAAACTTAAAAATATAACAATAAATTCGGAGTTAGTAAATGCAACAGGTTGTTCTAAAAATGCCTTATTACAAATTGTTAAAAAAGGTCGCGGCGCATATTATTCTTCTGGGTCACGTCCAAATCAAAGCGCACATAGTTGGGGCTATGCGCGTTTAGCAAGTGCTATTAGTGGAGGCAAAGCATCAGCAATAGATTATAAAATATTGGAACGTGGTTGTACAGCAAATTCAACGGCACTAAAATTAGCACTTAAAGCAAAAAATAGTGGAACACGAAAAGTTCCAAAAATTAAATTAGTATAAGCTATAACTATTAACTAGAATATAAGAGTCCACCAAAACCATTTTGAAAAAACAATATGTTGTATTTTTCTTCAATTACATACAAATTATAATAATATTTATAAATATTTGTTGGGTCTTTTGATGTTGCTATTATTGCTCCTGTTTCAGGGTCGCATATTGTTGTAAATTCTACATTACTAGAGTCAATTGGTGGATTAGCATAATTATTATATTCAAATTCGATTGTTTTAAATCTATTTGTATTAAACGCACCATTTGGTTGCAGTTTAAAAGGGTCAGTTGTTAACGCAAAATTATAATAATATAAACCAACTTTTGAATTGGAACCATTAGACTTATTGTATTTTTCTATTTTGCTAAATACAGTGCTATCAAATGTTTGCTCTCTATATTTACCATCGCATATTATGCCAAAATTTTTCATAATTTCACAAAAATTAGTTTGTTCATAAACACTAGGAACATATCCTGTATAATAAATATTTTTTGAAATATCACTACTATAAGTAAAATGTGGACTATAATATTGATATTTAGAATCAATCTTGATTTTTTGTAAATCATTTGGAATACTATTGTCATAAGGCCAGTTAGTATAATTAGACCACTCATTGCGATCCTTAACATCACTTCTTTGAAAATACCATATCCAACTACTAATTAATCCATTTGATTCTAATTTAATTTTATTAGTCTTAATAACTTTTATAAAACTATATTCTTTTACTTCCTTAATCAAATAATTTTGACTATTTTTGGCAAACATTTCTCGTTCAGCATTATCAAGAAAACATTGAGTGCATAATAAATGTATATTACTATTTATTCTACTTGTTAAATTAATATAACTGTCTCCAGATAAATCAGTATATGGTGGTGGATTTATAAATCTATTAAATTGATATTCTGTTGTTGTTTGAATAGGTTGTATTTGAGGAATATTATTATAATTAGCTATTTTATAAGTATTTACACTTATATCATATAATACATCTTTAATAGTAAATAATTCAAATAATGGACGTAGTGTAAAATCAATAACTAAATTACTATATTGTAAACATATTAAGGGAAACGCCATAAAAGAGGACATTGTGAACCAGCTGTTAATTGGTATATATAAAGTATATTCTCTTATAGATGGTTCAATACCGCTTATATCAGGATTAGTTCCATTTATATTAAATGCGTTTGGATAATTATTGTTTCGGTTATTGAAATTTGCAGGGTCATTTAGTTCACTAATATTTCCTGTCATAATATCAAATAATTCTTTTTTATGTGTGTCAAAATCGCGTTCAACAACATTTTGCAAATAATGACCGCTAAATTTTTGAATAATTATTCCATCAATCATTATTTTAACTTCTTTAATTAATTGACACCCAATATGTTTTATCCATTTAAATTCATATGGTCTATAAACAGCGCTAATATCTTGATATTTTTTATAATTTAATATTGGACTCCATATTGTTGGTAATTTTACTACCAAATAAGTATCCATTAACAAATCACCATAACGCTCTATTTTAAAGCTAAATGTTGTTGGTTTTGTAACATCTAGCTCTTTTTGTCCTATTTGGTCTATTCTAAATTTTTGCAATCCAAAATTAGTATATTTTGAATATGTAGATTTGAAGAAACTTTTTGTAGGATTGCCAGTCAAAATAACATTTTGGTCGCCTAGTGCTATTAAGTTTAATAATCCTCCTGCCATAGTATAATAATTAATATACTATAATAATTTTATACTTTTATTAAATTATTATATTATTATATTATTACATTATTACATTATTACTAAATTCTTATACTATTATTAAACTATTATTAAACTATTATTAAACTATTATTAAACTATTTTAGTTAAAATTAAATGTTTTAATATATAAATATAGTATTACTTAAAACTATGCCTAATCCTAATCCGAATCTTGAAGAGTCAATAACCGGAAAAGCAAAGCAACTTTGGCATACAATTAAACAACAAATACCAGAAGGAGGTGTTATACCGTCATATTATTTATATATAACACTAGCTACTATAACTCTAATAATGTTAATATTATTTGGTTGGATATATGATAGATTAGCACTTGAAAAACGAACTTGTAATAAATTAGATAAATATTATAAGGCTAATGTTGGAAAATCTTATTTTACTAGTGCAAACATTGTAGTAGCAAGTAGCACAAGTTCAACTAATGTAAACAGATTTGATATATCTAATAGTATATTAAAAAATTATTATGTTAAAAGTGCTTATAATTGTTGCTGTGGTGATGGATATAAAAACAATTTTGTTAATTTATGTGCTTTAGAAAAATGTATTAGTAATGGATGTAGATTTCTAGATTTTGAAATTTATTCCTATAATAATAAACCAATCGTGGCGTCGTCTACTGCAAATAGCAACTATATAAAAGAAACATATAATTCTTTAGATTTAGGTGAAGTTTTAAATACTATTAGCACTAGAGCGTTTGATGCTGTGCATACAAATTGTAACCGAGACCCATTAATTTTAAACTTTAGAATTATGAGCACTAATTTAACAATGTTAGAAGCAATTGGAAACTTATTTGAACAACACTTGGATTTAGCTACTTCAGGTGATAACACTTTTCGTTTAATGAAACAATATAATTATACAACAGGAACAATATTGACTGTTAAAATGAGTGATTTATACAAAACAATTATTATTATATGTGATTTTTATCCATCAAATAATATATTAGAAACAAATAATGTATTAGCAAAATTAAAAACCTATATTAATTTAAAAGGTAGAAGTGAATATTGTAAAACTTATAGATATACTGAAATAGCTGGTAGAACAACGCAGTTTATAGATGAAACAAAGAAAAATTTTGTAATAGTATTACCAAATTTAAATAACTCTGTAAATAATACTGAGTTTGCTTCAGCATATGGATATGGTTGTAATGCTATAGCTATGAAATATCAAACCAAAGATGCGAATCTTCAACAATATATTGAACAATTTACAAATAAAGGAAACTATTCATGGATTTTAAAATCGGAACATTTAATTGCCAATGTTCCAAGTAGTTTTGCAATTGTTCCTTTTACAAGTCATAGACCAATAGAAGATATTAGAAGTACAATACAAAGCGTTTTGACTCAATAATAATACAAAAACCAATTTTTTACATTTTACATTTTCTGTTTTTTGTTTTCTGTTTTCTGTTTTCTATAAAATAAAAAATATTATAATAACACACTATATTATATAAGTTATTATATAATATATAATGAAATCTTTTGAAGAAAAAGAATTAAAAATATTACGAAGCGCTATTGATAGTGCTACTTATGAAGTAGGGAAAAAATTAGTACAATCTGATACTATAAAAAAAATTATAGAAATATTAGAAGAATTTTTAAGAACACATAATACCTTATGTTATGGCGGAACAGCTGTAAATAATATATTACCAGAACAAGACCGATTTTATAACAAAGATATTGAAATACCTGACTATGATTTTTTTACGCCGTTAGCAATGGAATATGCGACAAAGTTAACAAATATATATTATAAAGCCGGTTATGAGGAAGTTGAAGCAAAATCAGCAGTGCACGCAGGAACCTATAAAGTGTATGTTAATTTTATTCCTATTGCTGACATAACTTATTTAGAGAAAACATTGTTTACAAACTTGTTCAAAAAAGCTATTAAAATAAATGCTATAAATTATTGCCCTCCTAACTATTTGCGCATGGCTATGTATGTTGAATTGTCAAGACCAATGGGCGATGTATCGCGATGGGAGAAAATATTGAAACGCATTACATTATTAAACAAAAATTATCCTTTAAAAGGAGAGCTTTGTAAATCTATAAAATTTCAGAGAGATTATGATGGTTCGGTATTAGAGCGCAATAAACTGTATGAAGTTTGTAAAACATCATTCATAAATCAAGGATTAGTGTTTTTTGGTGGTTATGCCGCGTCACTTTATAGTCAATATATGCCCAAAAAAGAACGCGCACAAGTCAATACTATTCCAGATTTTGATATGTTGAGCGAAAACCCTATGTCAAGTGCGTTAATATTAAAAGAACAACTTAATTATGAAGGCTTTAAAAATGTTGTTATTAGAAAAAAGAAGCCTATTGGTGAATATGTAGACGACCATTGTGAAATAATTGTTAATAATGATGCGATTGCGTTTATTTACAAAACGGTTGCTTGTCATAGTTATAATGTTATTAGTCTACAGGGGCGCAAAATCAAAGTTGCTTCTATTGACACCATTTTGAGCTTTTACTTGATTTTTATATATGCAAATAGACCTTATTATGATGAAAACCGACTATTGTGTCTTTCTGAATATTTATTTAAAGTTCAAATCAAAAATCGTCTGGAACAAAGAGGGTTGTTAAAGCGATTTAGTGTAACATGCTATGGCAAACAACAAACATTGGAAGATATACGCGAAGAAAAGGTGAAAATATACGATAAAGTTAAAAGCAATGAACTTTCGCGCAAATCCAGACTTTATAATATGAATTTTTTTAGATATATTCCAAAAGAAGGTTTTAAAAAAACTATAAAATATAAATTTACTAAGACAAAAGTGGGGAAAAGCCGAATAATTAAGAGAAGGTGATTATATTATTAATATAATGTTATGTATTTTTATATATTAATAATATTTGGATTGTATTGGATTGGATTGGATTGGATTGGATTGGATTGTAGTATTAAGCTAAATTTGAGAGCTATTTTCTAATGATTGTATTCTTGCTATTAAACTACTTATAATTGTTTCTTGTGCTTTTACTTTTGTATGTAATTCTTTTATAGCAGCAAGTCCATATACAAAAATAGAATTGTAGTTTACAGTATATGCTTGTGTTATTAAATTATGACTTATTTCATAATAATTAGAGCTTGGGTCATATGATTGTGGTATTAAATTATTGCTTGTTTCATTTGTTTGTCTTATTAGTTTATAGCTTTCTTGATAATAATCACCTCCACTAACAACATAACTTATATCATTAACATGTAATAGTTCTTGAGCAATTAAACCTGCCTCATAATTCCAAGTAATACCACTTAAATCACCATTATAACTGGCATCTAACATTGTCAAAGTTTTTTGATAAAACTTTGGAGTTAATTGATCAATTATAGTTAAGCCATTAGTAATAATAGCTTCATTGTGTTTTACTCGATCATCTGATGTTACATTTGAACCATTTACAGTAAGAGTTGTTGTGGCAACATTAACAAAAGTCCATTTACCAGTTTCGTCAATACTATTAAAACTACTATCAAACACATTATAACTTGTTGGAGGACGACCTTTTAAAGAAGAAGTCATTACTCTATTACTACCAATACCATTAGCAACAACAAATATTCCAAGTTCTGGAGACCAACAAACACCAACCATATCTCCTCCAGTATATTGTCTTGTTGTCCAAGTTATTCCATCAGGTGAAGTCACTATTCTACCTAAACTATAACTAACAGCAACAAATAGTCTTAATTCTGGAGACCAGCAAATACCACCTGTGCCACCATAGTTATGAGGGTTAGATATTGTAGTCCAAGTTCTTCCATTTAGTGAAGTCATTATATAATTATTGTTTCCTCCACCCCATCCAGCAGCAACAGCAACAAATAATCCGAGTTGTGGCGACCAACAAATACTTAACCAAAAAATCTGTGGTACACCTTGTGATAATCCTATTGGTTGCCAATTTATTCCATTATTAGAAACCATTACTCTATTTGTTCCAGAACCTGCTACAGCAACAAATAGCATTAGTTGTGGAGACCAACAAACACCATACCAACTATTATTTTCAGATGGTGATTGTAGACTCCAATCAATTCCGTTACTAGAAGTCATTACTTTATTAATAGTTCCAGGACCTTCAGCAGTAGCAACAAATATTCCTAGTTCCGGTGACCAACAAACATCCATCCATCTATTATTTACAGGTAATGTTCGCATAGTCCAACTTGTTCCATTAGTAGAAGTCATTAGTCTATTATTTGTTAATCCACCCATTGCTAGAGCAACAAATATTCCTAGTTGTGGTGACCACTCAACACAGAACCAATCATTATTATCTACATTTACAGAATTCCAATCTATTCCATTACTAGAATATATTACATAAGCATTTGGGTTCTTTGCTCCTACAGCAACAAATAGCCTAAGTTGAGGAGACCAACAAACATCACGCCAAAAACAATCTGCTGGTACACCTTGTAATCTCCCAGTCCAAGTTATAACTGCCAAGTTTCCACTCGATAACGGATTTAAACTCGGATAAGCATCTTCTGTCAAAGCATAATACCCATTTACAGCACTCCAACTTAAGTCGTTAATGCCTCCACTAATGTTTTGATATAACCTATGAGTTGTGGTTATACTAAAATTACTTACATCAGCTGCTATTCTCATAGAAGCACCGCTTACATTAAATATTATATTTCCGCTTACACTAATATTAGACGCGCTTATATCACGTATATATGCGTTGCTCCAATTTCTACTTACATCTCCTAATTTAAAGTTGTTGTTTGAAGCAGGAATTATATTAGTACTAACAGAAGTAAGGTCTATGGCAGTTCCACCACCACCTCCACCAGCACTATACACTTGACCGTTAATTCTGTTAACGCTTAAGTCATTAACATATATGTTGTTCCATCGCCTTGTTTCCGACCCCAAATTAGAACTTATGTCTAATAAAGGCACTATGTTGCCGCTTATGCTAATATTAGACGCGCTTATATCTTTTATATTAGCATTTCCCCATATTCTAGTACTAGAGCCGATAGTTCCATTATTAGTAAAAGATGGATTTAAATTAATATTTACATCAATTGACCCAATACTTAAATCGCGTATATTAGCATTACCCCATGGATTACTTGAAGTTCCTAAATTACCACTTAAAGGATTTAATGGAAGTATATTTCCACTTACGCTAATAACTCCACTAAATGTAGGATTAGCACTATTAGCTTTATTGTTTGATAAATCTATAACTTTAAAATCTATATTAGATATACTTGTTGTTATAGCATCAAAAGTATTACCTAAGCTATTAAATGTATCTGTTATATCGGACATTGTTCCGCCTATATTTAATATAAAATTTCCGCTTACACTAATATTAGACGCACTTATATCGCGTATATAGGCATTGCTCCAATTTCTGCTTACATCGCCTAATTTAAAATTAACATTTGAAAAAGGAATAATATCACCGCTTACTGAAGTAAGATTGGGTGCTGCGTTATATGCTTGTCCGTTAATAGTATTTACGCTTAAGTCATTAACATATATATTTCGCCACCGCTTTAATGAAGAACCTAAATCAGAACTTATGTCGAATAAAGGTAATATGTTGCCACTTACTCCAATAGAACCAACACTAAAATCAAGATATGAATTACGCAGTGTAGTTAAATTATTTAATGATAACTCAAAAACACTTTTAGTGACAAACGACCCGTCTATTTGTGATTTAGTATATACATTAGCAAATGACCCGTCTATTTGTGATTTAGTATATACATTAGCAAACGAATTATCTATTATTGATTTAGTATATACATTAGCAAACGAATTATCTATTTGTGATTTAGTGTATACATTAGCAAATGACCCATCTATTTGTGATTTAGTGTATACATTAGCAAACGAATTATCTATTATTGATTTAGTGTATACATTAGCAAATGACCCATCTATTATTGATTTAGTGTATACATTAGCAAACGAATTATCTATTTGTGATTTAGTGTATACATTAGCAAATGAATTATCTATTATTGATTTAGTGTATACATTAGCAAACGACCCGTCTATTTGTGATTTAGTGTATACATTAGATGCATCTAAATTGCCATTTATTTTTACATTACCTATAACTTGTAAATTATTATTAATATTTAAATCGTTAATATAAGCATTTTTCCATTGTAAACTACTTGTTCCAAGTGTATAAATATTATTTGTAAAAGGAACTATGTTGCTAGATATTACTTTACTTTCAACTAAAATATCAAAAAATTTATAAACTCTTACATGACCAGCTTGTGAGTTTGCTCCATCATTATAAGGACCACCAACAGCAAGTATATTTCCTGTGCTATTTAATGAAACACTTTGTCCAAACTTGTCTCCTAGTGCCTCACCATCAATATCAACTCCATATTGAACCCAACTAACATCATTATATTTATAAACTCTAACATGTCCTGTTCCATTCAAATTTTCCCTTGCTCCAATAGCCACAATAGTTCCTTCATCGTTCAGCGAAACCGAATTACCTGATAAATTATCTGCTGCTTCTCCGTCAATATCTTGACCTATTTGTATCCAACTAATATCATTATATTTGAAAACTCTAACGTGACCAGAACTGTTGCCAGTTATTCCACTATTGTTTATGGCACCGACGGCTAATATATTTCCGCTTGAATTTAGTGAAACACTCCATCCAAAATAGTTGGTCGTTGCTTCTCCATTTAAAATGTTACCTGATAGTTGTATCCAACTAATATCATTATATTTGTAAACTCTAACTTGACCTCTATTGTCACTAATTGTGCTATTAAATGGATCACCTATTGCAACTATATTTCCCAAATTATTTAATGATAAGTTAGGAGTAATATTATAAGTTACATTATCAGGATGAATAAATGTAGTTCCATCTATATCATCTCCTAATTTTACCCAACTAACATCATTATATTTATAAATTCTAACATGTCCCATATCAACGCCGTATATTCCATCAGCTTGTGGTGCAAAAATAGCAACAATATTTCCTAAGCCATTTAACGAAACACTATAACCAGATTTGTCATCTTGTGCTTCGCCTATAATATCCCCTATTGGTTGCCAAATAACATTGTTATATTTATAAATTTTAACTGAACCTCTATCAACATCTCCACCATTTTTATATGGAGAACCAATAGCAACTATATTTCCTTCATCATTTAGAGATACTGAAAACCCGCTCTGTTCGCCTACTTCAGTACCATCAAGTTCACCTATTTTTATCCAACTAATATCATTGTATTTATAAATTACAACATGCCCGGCTCCAAATGGCCATACCGAATTTCCCATATTATTTTTAGCACCAATTGCAACAATATTTCCAGCACTATTTATTGATACAGACCAGCCTAATAAATTTTGATATGGTTGTATTTCACCATCTAAATCTTGACCTATTTGAATATATTTACTTATTGTTTCATTATGCTTAACAAGATTTATAATTCCATCAATGTTAAGTGAATTTGTTGTAGTATTAGTTGCGCTTATATCACGTATATAAGCATTGCTCCAATTTCTACTTACATCTCCTAATTTAAACTGATTGTTAATAGAAGGGATTATATTACCACTAACTGAAGTAAGGTTAATAGCACTACCACCGGCACTATACACTTGTCCGTTAATAGTATTAATGCTTATATCATTTGCGTATATGTTGCGCCATCGCTTTGACAAAGACCCCAAATCAGACCTACTAGCGTCTAAAGGAATTATGTTGCCGCTTACACTAATATTTGTAACACTTATATCGCGTATATATGCAGTATTACTTGTTAATTGTGAAAACGTCCAATTATTGGACTGATCTATTTTATCAGATGTAATTGAATTGTTTGCCAGCTTAGACCCCAAAATACCTGCGTTAGCTGATATGTCCACATCCATAATAGTTCCATCTACTATATTATGTGATTGAATACAATCACTGGATAGCTTTGCGTGTGTAACTGCGCCATTAGCAATTCTGGTATTAGTCACAGCATTAGCAGCTATTTTTTCATATGTAATAGCATGATCACATATATCTACTGTTAAAATAGAACCGTTTGCTATTTGAGTAGTTGTAATAGTTTCTTGAGCTATATTAGCACCATTAATAGGGTTAGTAAAACTGGTTACATTTAATTCGCGAATATAAGCAATGTCCCATATTTTACCACTTTCACCTAAACTTACAACACTATTAGTTGCTGGAACTACATTTCCAGAAACACTAATTCCTATAGATGACCTAAAAGCACTGCTTGGGTAATCATATATAAATCTTACATTTGCTCCTGATATTTCTAATCCAGCACCAGTTGCTTCAATTGAATTTTTAGCATTAGAAGCCAAAACTATCATTTTATCACTAATATCTACTACACTTGAATTAATAGTTGTTGTTAATCCTTGCACTGTTAAATTACCATTAATAAATAATGTTCCTGTATTGTCTCCGTACCCATAAGGGTCAATTGTAAATTCGGAAGGAACATATAAAGTAGAACTATTAAATGTTACATTGCCACCTACATTTAATGTATTGGCTAATTGTGTTGGACCAATAACATTTAATTTATTACTTATATCAATATTTGTAGCGCTTATATCTTTTATATAAGCATTGCGCCAATTTTTACTTACATCTCCTAATTTATAAGTATTATCCACCGAAGGAATTATATTAGTACTTAAATTTGAAAGATCGATGTTAGATTTGTTAACATATAAAGTATCTGATTCTGTTTTTGTGTATACTTGACCCAATGAACTATCTATATTATTAAAACGAATATTATTATTTGTGCTTAAATCGTTTACAGTGTTTTTTAGAGTAAGTTGGTTTACACTTAAATCATTTACATTGTTTTTTAGACTAACATGATTTGTGCTTAAATCACTTACTGTGTTTTTAAGATTAAGGTGGTTTACACTCAAATCGCTTACAGTGTTTTTAAGATTAAGGTGGTTTGTGCTTAAATCATTTACATTGTTTTTTAGACTAAGTTGGTTTACACTTAAATCGTTTACATTGTTTTTTAGACTAAGTTGGTTTACACTTAAATCGCTTACATTGTTTTTTAGACTAAGTTGGTTTACACTTAAATCGCTTACATTGTTTTTTAGAGTAAGATGGTTTGCGCTTAAATCATAATGGCTAGTACTCAAATCGCTTACAGTGTTCTTTAGAGTAAGGTGGTTTCTGCTTAAATCATAATGGCTAGTACTCAAATCGCTTACAGTGTTCTTTAGAGTAAGGTGGTTTGCGCTTAAATCATAATGGCTAGTACTCAAATCGCTTACAGTGTTCTTTAGAGTAAGATGGTTTCTGCTTAAATCATAATGGCTAGTACTCAAATCGCTTACAGTGTTCTTTAGAGTAAGATGGTTTCTGCTTAAATCATAATGGCTTGCGCTTAAATCATAATGGCTTGCACTTAAATCATTATGACTTGCTATTAAATCACTAATAATGTTTCTTCTTTCTTCATATGTTCCAGGATTGGTTTTTGCATACGTAATATAGCCTCTAGAACTGCTTAATTCACCCGTTATAGGCATAGTACTAGATTTTGTATATAATAATAAAGTATTAAATATTAATAATTATTGCGTATAATTAAAATAAAATTTATTAATTAAAATTTTATAAAACAAATATACTAGAATAACAATTTGAATTACTACTAATAGTGGTATGTTATTAACATTACCCCATATGTAATTCGCTGTTTTTTGTTTCTCTATATTAGTGCGTTCATTCCATCGAACAATTAAAAGTGATGCACATAATGATATTAATATAATAAATAGCGAAAAATTAGTAAAAATAGCTAAAATAACTTCATTATTAAATAATGAAAACACAATTGCTATAAGTGCAGTAACTATTATAGCATTACTAGGAACTTTATTTGAATTTAACGTTTTCCAAAATCCAGAAAACATAATATGATTTTCATTAGCACAAGAATACATAAAACGTGTTGCTGTTAATGCCGATAAAAATGCGGTATTAAACATAATAATTATTCCAACAATATATGCAAAAAATCCAACTCTTGGGTTATATAATAGCTCATACATTTTTGTTAATGGTGATTCGCTATTAACCGTATTTTTAAATCCCATTACACACAAACATGAAATAATAATTAAAATATAAATAATAGAGCTTACTAATAAGGTAATAATTAATCCATAAAACACATTTTTATCATCAATTACTTCTGTGCTTATTTTTACAATAGCATCAAATCCGTTAAAAAGAAAAAACCCAATAATTGCTGATAAAACTATAGAGTCAAAAGGAACAACAGGACCTTGTACTATTTTTTTTAATGAAAAAAATTTGATACTTGATAATATAATTCCACATAAAAATAACAATAAACCTACTGCAATAGTATTGCCTACCAATTTACTAACTTCTATACCGCAATAATTTATAAATGACATTAATATTATTAAACCAATACTCATTGATACCTGCGAAGTATAATTATTTAGAAAAAAAAAATAGGGAATTGTTCCAATGTACTTTGACAACGCAATAATAATAGTTAATGCTGAAAACACGACAAACAAATAAATAACATATATTAATACATGCGAATAAGTGTGTCCCAATGTTTCTTTTACAATTAAGTATTCACATATAGGTGATTTATAGCGATTAAATATTTCCAAATAAACTAATCCCATTATACAAGAAATAATTGTTACTAAAATAAATAGTGGCAATACATATTTGCCGCTATATAATAGCGTTTTAGTAATTAAAACAAATACACCAGCTCCAGTAACATTGCCTAAACCAAAGAATATTAGGTCAAGCAAAGTAAGTGATTTTTTAAGCTTATTATCAAATAAAGCGGAGCTCATTAGTATTATTGATTAATATAATTAATAATAATTAATAATAATTAATAATAATTAATAATAATTAATATTAATTAATAATAATTAGACGCTGTTCCATTTATAGCATTAAAATTCATTAAACTATTACGTATTTGAACCTCTATTAGTATATTAGTAACTATATATATATGTAAACTTTGATAATTATTTATTTTAGGATATTGTATATAATCATCATAAAAACAATCAAGTGTGCAAAAATTAGTATAAAGTATATTTTTTATAGCATATGCGGTTTCAATATTGTTAATATTTGAACTATCGTCATATATAATTCGCAAGCCATATATATCATGTGGAATGCGTCGCTTAGTAATTTTTTCAATAATTCGCTCTTTTGATTTTATCCTATGTTCGTAATTTATGTTTATACTATTTTTATAGAGTGTATTGCTATGCGCTACTAATTCTTTAATAGTGTATATAGTATTACTAAAACTAATACTATTACTTTTGTTAATAATAACACTATTTAACAAACTATTTAGCAAATAATAGCATAATAACATACTAATATAATTGTATACTAATATAATTGTATACTAATATAATTGTATACTTATATATATATAAAACTATATGTATTTATAACTCTATTATAATATTTAAATATGTTAGACTATTTAATAAATTTATATGACACTAATAAATTGCCAAATTTATTATTATATGGAAATAATTTGTTAGGAAAAAAAACTTTATTAGAACATTTATTATTGTATATTTACAAAACATATGAAAATATAGAAAATAACACTTTAATATTGAATTGTTCTCTCGGAAAAGGCAATATTAAATTTATACGAGAAAATCTAAAATTTTTTGCAAATACAATAACACATAAAACAATAAGCACTTTTAAATCAATTGTTTTATTAAATGCTGATAAACTTACATTAGATGCACAATCCGCATTACGACGCTCTATAGAATTGTGTGGTCATAGTAAATTTTTTATAATTACTGATAGTAGAAATAAATTAATAAAACCCATTTTATCTAGATTTAGTAATATTTTTTGCAATGAAACTAACATGGGTAAAATATATAAATCATTAACAAAAATAAATAATGTTAATAATCAATATAATAAGATTGTAGTTATTATAAAGGAACTTGATGCTAAATTCAATGATTTAGCATTGACACAATTAAGTAATGAAATTATTAGCTATGAAAAAAATAAGCTAGTCTTGCATTATTGTATATTAATTTATAATAAAGGAATAAGTGCTAATAATTTAATTGATTATTTTAAGAATAGCCATCTAGACAATTCAGAATATTATAAATTTATATTTTGCTATGATATTTATAAAAAAGAAGTACGTATTGAATTATTTTTAATTTTTATAATTCTATATTATTATAAAATAAATAACAAATTTAACTTTGGTTTATTTAATACTAATTAAAACTAATTAAATAAATTTTGGCTATTAAATATCAAAATTTAGTTTAATTTATTTTATAAAAATAAATGTTATTTTTATAAAATAAATGGACGATTATACTCTATCAAATATTATAGATACAAAAAATGAATTATGTGCACAGTTAATGTATACGTTAACCCCTTGTTTTATAGAAGGATTACGTTCAATTTTTAAGGAAGCATATAATATGTGTATTGAAAATGATGAAGAAAGTAAGTATTTAATGACATTTCAAAACTTTTTAAATAACATTCCAAAATGGAGTTCAGAAATTGTAGAAAATGAGAAACAGCGAATTATTGTATCAAGTGCTTGTAATTATCTTGAAGATTTAATATCTTGTGTATATATTAATAGATTAAAATCATTAACTACATCTCGTGTTGGATTACAACAAAAAAAAATAAACATTGATATACCTGATTTAAATAAATTTATTCATAAAGCGTATATTAATATAGCAAGAAAAGTATATGTTAATATTTATTTATTTGAAAGAGATATTAAACCATTACAAATACAAAAAAATAACAGAGAATTAGAAATATTAATAAAGGAGTGCATTTTAAACACAATACGAGAGAGTATTCCTATTGAACAAATATTGCGAATGTATTTGGATGAAACACAAGAAACAGATGTTGTTATTGAAGAAAAGAAGGAAATTGTTCCAGATAAAGAAGCCATTGAAAAAAATAAGAAGATTATGGAGAAAAAAGAGTTAGAAAAAATTAAGCGCGAAACACAAGACACATTGAAAAAAGAAAGCAAAATTAACTTGGCTAAATCTATAAGTAATGCTAATAAAGATTTGAATAGTGAAAATAGCGAATCTTCTTTATCTAATAGTACAATACAAAGACAAAAAAACAAACAAGCAAATACAACTAGTGATGATGAGCAATATTCTGATAATGAAAGTGTTATTGATTATGCAAATAATTCGGCCAATAATTCGGCCAATAATTCGGCCAATAATTCAGCAAATAATTCGGCAAATAATTCGGCCAATAATTCTGATTATGAATCGGATACAGAAAATAATTATTTATTAAAAATAGACACAGTTAAAGATAATATAGAAAAAGCAGAATTAAATATTGAGTCTCTAGATGATCCTGCAAAGTTGGATTTAGATATATTAGAATTAAAATCTAACATAAGCGAAGAAGATGAGTTGTCTTTAGATATTCAAGATTTAAATTAAATTCAATATTTAGTTAATTAGTTAATTAACTAATTAGTTAATTAAAATTCGTTATATTAACAAAATTCATTTAGTTTATTATAATAAATGAATTTTGTTATAATTCCACTGGTTGCTAGTATATTTTATATGATTTATAAAATAATAGATATGAAATATATATCAAAAGAAGAGCTCTCATTAAAACCTGTTGTCAAGGATGGACTAGTAGTATTTTTATGCGGTTTAGCGTCCGTTCTTGCTTTAGAACAATTAAATAATTTTGATATATTAGACAATCCAAAAACTGTGCTAAGTGCTTTTACAAATGAGCCCGATTTTTAGGTTTACAATGTTTAGGTTTACAATGTTTAGGTTTACAATGTTTAGGTTTACAATGTTTAGGTTTACAATGTTTAGGTTTACAATGTTTAGGTTTACAATGTTTAGGTTTACAAATATGGAATATATTCCATACTAGCATTATCATATAATGTAACTCTAAATAAATCAGAATATCCTTCTACATAAACCGTATCACCATTATAAACACTATCACATCCTATTTCAGTTGTGCAACTTTTATTTTTAAAACTAATAGGTAGTTTTATCATATTATTTTTATCATTCATAGTATAATAATTCCACTTGTCCCTATTTACTATTAGTGGTCGACCCATTAATGGCAATATTGTATCGTCTCTATTTACTCGTGTTAGAATACCTAGCTGTCTGTAATTAGAATTAACTGATTGTGTGGGAATATTTATTGGTATTTTTACATTATTATAGTTATTAAACACTCTTTCATCTCGCAATGGTGCATCATATGGGTTTAGCAATACATCATTTTCTCTTTTGCATGAATTGTTCATTAATGGTATTAACGCTAATGTATTTTGATTATTATTATTATTATTATTATTATTATTAGGTACTAGTGTATTAAATTTGTAATAAGCAAAATATGCAAAATATGATACAGCAAATAGTATTGTAAAAATAAATATACTATAATAATTAAAAATACTATAATAATTAGTAACAATTCCTTGTTTTTTTCTATTTACCATAGTATTTATATATATAAATAATTTATAGTTTAAAATAAATTGTTTATTGTTTATTTTTGAAATAATTATTATTTTGTGACTAACTAATTTAGGTTATTACTTTTTTTCTTGTCTTCTATCATTTTATCTGGTAAAGATGTTAAAGATAACATTTCTCTACCGCAATCTGGTAAATGTGCTATTATATATTGATATGCAGGATCCGGTTTCTCACCTTCATTTGCTGAAGCTCCGCGAGCTTCATCTTCTATTGCTCTGCCTTTATTATCGGCTGCACTTTGTACTCTATCTCCTAATGACTCTTCACCTGCTTCATTATTAGCAATACTTCCTTGATAACTACTATTTCGTGGGCGATATTGCTGTTGTTGACGCGCTTGTCGACGCTGTTGTTGACGGTATTGTTGTCTGCGTTGTATTCTATAGTTTCGCACCGAATCTGGTTCATGATTTTCAACAATATAACTATTTTTAATGTAAGTATCAATAGTTAATAACTGAAAAATGCCAAGTGTAACAAATGTAATAAAATAGCTAAAGAGGTTAAAGAAACTATATAACAAAAATAAATAAATAAAATATAATAGTAATAAATTATAGTTTTTATCAAGCAAATAATTATATAAACTATAATAATTATAGCAAACTGCTAATATAAAGCAATAAAAATAATAATTATTACTTTTAATTTTATTATTTATTTTTTGTATTTGCCTTAGCATATTATATATAATATAATATATTATATGCTATTATATAATGTAAAATTATATGTTATTATAATATGCACTAATTAATTCTTTTATTCTGCTTTTAGTTCATGTTTATTAAACATGTTTGTTAGTTTACTTAAATCAAGTCCTCCTAATGCTGTCATTGCCTCATTTAGAGCAGGTGTCATAGCTTTTAATTGTTTAATTAAGTCATTTTGTTGTTTAATCAAATCTTTTGTGTCGCTTGACATTGTTTGAATATTTTTTGAACCCATTATTTTTTCTAAATTATCGTATGCTTGTTCTGTTTCTGATGCTTTTCCTAATTGTTTTGTCATTTGTTCTTTGTTTGGCATATTGTATAATCCTGGTGTTAGTGGAATTTGATTTTCATAGCCGCTTGTTTTTATTCCTCCTTCTAATGGATTTACAGAACTAAGTAATTTTTCAGCATCTTTCACATCTGCTTTCATTGCTATTGACGACGCATCCATTTTTTTTGCTGGTTTACTTTCTGATGTATTTTCTGATGCATTTTCTGATTTACTTTCTGATTTACTTTCTGATTTTTCCATATTTTCAGCACCTTCTTTAAATCCTAATACTCCTTTAAACATACTAACAACAATAGTTGATAAAAATGCACTTCCTAAAACAATTGTCATATTTTTTGTAAAATTGTATGCCAGTGCCCCAACAACAAAGAACAATAATACCGCACTAAATTCATATAATATTATATGTCTGTATAGTGATATAAATGCTATAGCAAATACGACATATAACGTTATTTTATTAGTAAAAATTTTATTGCTAAATATTTTAGAGTTAAATAGGTTGTTTAATGTTGATGTTACTATATTACTATTTTTTTTCATTGTTTATATAATATTACAAAATAATAAATTTAAATAAAATACAAATTATAATATATTAAAAATTAATTACATTTTGTAATTTACTAATCTTTGTTTCTAATAAAGACATTTCTTGTAATATTTCTTGAGTATCTGTTTTTACTTTTTTTTCTTCTAAACTATTTAAATAATCTAAAATTTTATGTAAAGCACTATGTTGTTTTTCTTTTGATTGTAGCATATATTCTAAACTCTCTTTTTTAAGAGTAAGTATTTTTTCTAATTCTGTTTTAATACTTGAATCTTTACATCGTGGATATAATTTTTTAAATTGACTATATTGGTGAATGTATTCTTCTTCTTTTTCTATGCTTTTTTTTAATAGTACATTAACTAGTGTATCTTTACTGGCAATATTACATCCTAAACTTGTCATAGTATTACTATAATTAAATATTAATTAATTATAGTAATTACTAATTTATTGCATCTTTTTCTTCATCCCTTCTTTATGTCCTTCTTTCATCCCTTCTTTATGTCCCTCTTTCTTATTTGGCATCATACTTAAGCCTTCGACAAAATAATTCATTGATAATAATAGATTAGTAACAACAATAGATAATCCGAGTGATACAACCATATTTTTGGTAAGTAAGTATGTTACTCCGCTTATAAATATTAATGATACTAAAGCCGTTGTTTGTTTATTAATAATATAACTTACAGCTAAAGCAAGTACAATTAAATATAACACATTGAGCGTTGTTTTTTGTGATACTCTAAACTTAAACATTTTATATTATATAAAAATAATATAAAAATAATATAAAATGTTAAAATGATAACTATTTTATAAACTATTTAAAAAATAACAATATTTGTAAAAATATAATATATTTTATAAAAATATAAATATTATACTATTATATAATATAGGATGAGTAAAAATATTATTGAACCATTATTACAAGAAGACCCTAATCGTTACGTAATGTTTCCAATTAAAGATAAAGACATTTGGAAAATGTATAAAAAACAAGAAGATTTATTTTGGAGAGCAGAAGAAATTGATTTGAGCAAAGATAATAAAGATTGGGAAACGTTAACTGATGATGAAAAACATTTTGTTTCAATGATTTTAGCTTTTTTTGCTGCAAGCGATGGTATTGTATTAGAAAATTTAGGCGTTCGTTTTATGAATGAAGTACAATTAAGCGAAGCGCGAGCATTTTACGGACTTCAAATAGCTATGGAAAATATTCATTCTATTACATATTCAACATTAATTGATACATATATTAAAGACAAAACACAAAAAGAAAAATTATTTAATGCTTTACATGAATATGATTGTATTAAGAAAAAAGGAGACTGGGCTATTAAATGGATTAATGATAAAAAATCCAATTTTGCTACACGTTTAGTTGCTTTTGCATGTGTTGAAGGCATATTCTTTTCTGGAGCATTTTGCGCTATTTATTGGTTAAAAAAGCGAGGTCTAATGCCTGGCCTCACTTTTTCTAATGAATTAATATCACGAGACGAAGCATTGCACACAGAGTTTGCTGTATTATTACATAATAAATTAGAAAAACCATTGAAAAAACAGAAAATTCATGAAATTATTAGTGAAGCAGTGTCAATTGAGTTGGAATTTATAAATGATGCTCTTCCGTGTAGATTAATTGGAATGAACCAAGTATTAATGAAACAATATATAGAATTTGTAGCAGATCGCCTAAGTTTACAATTAGGAGGTGACAAAATTTATGAAAGCAAAAACCCATTTGAGTGGATGGAAAATATAAGTATTGAAACTAAAACCAACTTTTTTGAAGATCGTGTTAGTGAATATTCTCTCACAACAAAAAATTCTAAATTAAATACTTTTGAATTTGGAGAAGACTTTTGAATTTGGAGAAGACTTTTGAGTTTGGAAGATTTGATTATTTGATTATATTAGTCAATACGTATTTCAGATACAAAACTGAGAAACAACACATAAAATAGTGTCATAATTATAAAAAATATTAACGCAAATATAAAAGTCACTATACCAACAATAAGAAGTATTAATGCGGGAATAAAAAGACCAAGAGACCAAGGAAGCAATGCGCCTAAAACTGATAGCCGAACACAACCAGTTATTAAAAGAATTATTTGGATAGTAACTACTACCCCCGAAGGAATAACAAAAGCTATTAAAAAGCCCATAACTGCTAAAACAAATATAAGTTTATATGCACCTAACAATAAAATCAAAGTATAATAAATTACAGTAAAAACGGATAATATTTTGGCAAAAAAATCATTAATAGTAATAAACACTAGTTGACTATGTAGAACAAAATTTAATATTTTTTCCAAAAATATTGAAGCAAATTGTCTTATTAAATTAAATAAAGCCACAAGATATTCATATGTTGTATCTGCTACACCATTTAATGAAGTAAAAAAATCACCTAAATTGTTTTTTATTTCATTGATTGGTTTTGTCATATCTGTAGCTAATTCAGCATTTAACATATCTAAACAGTCTGTAAAATTATTTAATGTGTAACCAAAACCGTCTCCATTAGCTAATTCAGGATTTATTATTGAAGCAAATGGCATTAGTGTTGGATTACATTTATTTTTATCCCATTCTGCTTTATATGAACGTAATGTTGATTTTATGTAAAAATAAGAAGCAATAAAAAATACAATAATAAAAATAATTATTGTAAACCAAATATCATTGTTAAATAATTCATAATAACTAGCATTATCATTTATAATGTTTATCTTTTTATCTATTGATATATTTGGAGTTACTAACTCTGCCATATTATATTAAAAATTATATATTATTATTATAAAAATAATAATATATTTAACATTATAATAATCTAGTACAAAGGCATTTTATTATTAAGGCAATACCCTTAATGTGCGTAATATGTATCCAGGTGCATCTCGGTTTAAAGCCTTTCCTATATCAACACTTGTTTGTAATAAATAAAAAATAATGGTCATAAAACCACCTATTTTAGAAACTGTATCAGCCACTGTTATAAATGTTTTATTTAAATTTGTGCTAAATACATTTACACGAGCACCAATATTTCCTACAATATTTAGTGATTCACCTTGTTGACTATTTAGTCCTATTTGCAATGAATCTAATATTCCAAGAAAAATGTTTCCACTTTCACTAAAACTTTCAAGAGATGAATATATTGGGTCTAAAAATACTGACATATATGATAATTGTGTTTCTCTGGTACATTCTTCTAATACAACAGTTGGGTCATACCCCATTAAACTAGCAAAAGGCATTATTGCTGGATTACATTTATAAGCATTCCAAACTTTTTTAAATTGTGTTAATGAGGTAAGAATTGTTACAAATAATTGAATTAATGTAAAAATTAATACTATTAAAAAAGCATTACCAAGGTCTCCTAGTCCCATTAATTATTATAGTATATTAATAATATAATTATAGTAATAATACTTCAAATATAATTATAAAACATAAATATATTAACATAAGCCACTAGCATTAGCAGCATTAGATAAAAGTTGTCCTGTTGAATTATATAAATTACTAGCTTGATTTCCTAATCCACCTGACCTAACAATATTAGTTACTGTTTTTTCTCTATTATTAGTACATACAGAACTAATATCTGTAAAGGTTGTATTATTTAAAGTACTTGGATTATTATCATTATTATTATTTGTGCAACTTATAATATTTAATAACCCACTAGAACTCATATCATCCATGCAAGTATTACCTTCTATTAATATTAAATTAGTGCTTCCTAAATACAGCATTAATAATAGCACTATTATTAATGCATATATAAGTAATTTATAATAATTATTGTTATATATTTTAACTATCATATATATATTATTTAATATAAATTTATATTAAATAATATAAAATTTAATATATAAAAGTTAATTATATATAAGACTAAGATGACTAGTTCTAATATTTTAAATTCACAACAAAAGCTTGATTTAGCATCAATGATAAAAGCTAATTCAACAACAGATTGCACTGAAGAAATCCGAGAAAAAAGGCAAAGCATTGCTATTAAAACTGATGTTGCCCATCTTGTTTTTTTAAAGAATAAATATGAGAGATTACGTAAATCGAATCCAAATGAATTTGATGCTATTTGCATAAAGCAATGTGCCTTTTTATTTAACAATTACACTGAACTATATAATAAAATAAAAAATGATAATTTAGATTTGAAAATATTAGAGAGATTTCTAAATATATTAAAAAAAATAGAAGACGGCGAATTAGACCAACACGAAGGTTCCTATTTAGTTGGGAAACATTTAAAAGAAATGTATGTTGACAGTGCTTTAAAAACTAAGGCAAAAATAGAGGCTCAAGACCGTAATAGAAAAATAAAGAACAAACCTCCACAAGCTAATATAAAACATATTAGCTATAAAGATTTCAAACTATTAAAAGGGCAGTAAACTAAAATACTAGTTTATAAAATATTATATACTAGTTTATAAAATATTATATAAACTAGTTTATAAAATATTATATAATATTTTTAATATATAATATTAATAAAATGAAGAGTGACAACAGCAACAATTTTACTTTTATTGGATATGCTTTATTAAGTATATTAATAATATTTATATTCTCTCTTAGTTTTAAGTATAAATTTAAAACAGCTCAAAATTATTCTTTTAGATCATTAACAAATCAAAATTCAAATGCTACTAATATTAAAGAAGGTTTTAGTTTTAATAATAATAATAGCGAAAATAAAGTAACAAATAATGCATCAAAAGTGGAAACAGAATCGCTTTTCAAAATTATTGATAATAAATTGAAAGGGTTGATGCAAGAACTAGGGGGCGAAGAAGGCAATGCTGAAACAAAAAAATTACTAACTTCTACAAAAAAAATATGTGATTTAGAATGTGCTAAATGTATGACAACCATGATTAGTGAACAAAAATCTCTCAAAACAATTGATTTAGAAAATATAATGAGTGATGAAACTAATGAAAACTGTTTAAAATGTAGAAAATATACAGAACTGTCTAAATCAATTGATAGTATTATTAATAATTTATAATGTATAATTTACTATAATTTATAATGTATAATTTACTATAATTTACTATAATTTACTATAATTTACTATAATTTACTATATATTAGACTATATAATATTATATATATATAATATTATATATGAACATAGCAAATAGTTATGAAGATGCAAGAAAAGACAGAGCTCAACTTTCCAATATTAAAATTAGTGATGAAAAAAAAGATAAAACTGTAGTTGGTTTAGTAAGTAGTTATGAAACCTTTTTGCCTAGAGTAGGTTATTTTTTAATTTTTCTATTTACTATTATAACATCTACATATATTAGCGAATTGTTAAGTTGTCAATTTAGATATATGCTCACTACTAATATGTATGCAAGACATTATTTAGCATTATTAATGCTCTTTTTTTTTATAATGGGTCTTGGTGGATGGAGTTTTGATTCAACAACAGATAAATTGGCGTCTAATAGTTGGAGCAGTGGAAATGCCATAGATTCATTAATTATGGCTTTCACAATATATATTATTTTTTTAATAAGTAGTAAGAGTAAGTTAGTTCCAAATTTAATATTTTTAGGCTCACTATTTTTATTATATGTAATAACTGCTCAGCGGAATTATTGGAGTGCTCGTAATATGATTAGTGTAACTGGTAATAGTGTTATGATTAATAGCATCTATATATTAAGTGTAATATCGGTTGCTTCCTTGTTTTATGGCTTTATAAATTATATATATTATCAAAAAAGTCAATATGGTGATGAATTTAATTTGTTGCATTTTATTTTTGGTGGGCAAAAATGTGCAAGTTTAGAGAATGACGGATATGGTGGTAAACGAAGTAAAAGTAAAAAACATTAACTATTATAAACTCTTATTTTAGCGAAAGCGGTGGATTTTTATATACATATCGGTCTTTAAATTCACAATTTTCAACTGCTTTTTCAGTATATTGTTTACCACCCCAATTAGGATCCATTGGATTTACGCTTTTACTTTCAGTGCTGTTAAACATTTTATCAATTGGATTGTCTAACCCAATATCTTGATTGTGAACATCTATTCCATGATAACTGTTTTTATTAAATTCATCATTATTATCTTTTGTAGCATCTAAAATTTTATTTTCTTCAATATAATGTTCAGAATTTTTTGTCAATGGATCTTTGCTAATAGAAGGTAATCCTCCTTGATTTTCAAAAATAGATGGTTTTACTTGAATTAGTTCGTTATTTTGAGTATCAGTACTATATTGTAAATATAAGACTGGACAATTTATATTTTGACTATTTTGCCACTCTACAAACTCACTATAGTCTTCTAAACTTTTAAATTGAATTGGATTTACACCAGGAACAACTGCTAAATTAGAATTATATAAATAATAGGCTCCATCTTTTTCAATTAACATATTTGGACATCTATGTTTAGAAATTGAACTAGATGAACTGGTATTATTTTCCATAGTCTCATAATATTTGTATGAATTTATATAATAATATAACCCCAATAATGTAAAACAACCTATTAATAATAGCTTACCAGACTCATAATTTATTTTAAATGTCATACTTATTATATTTATATAATATTATATAAATATAATATTATACAAAAAATACATTATACTATAATAGTATATAATATACTATAATATACTTATAATATAATATAATATAATATAATATAAGTATATTATATAATATGTTGGTAAAAGTATTGCAAAATAATGTAAACAATGATGAAATAAATAAATTAATACAAACTAATACACTGTTTGTTGGTGTTTTTAGCAAGAATTGTCATTATTGTGTAAGCATGAAACCAGAATGGTTAAAGTTTAAAAAACTAGCAATGTCTAATTATTCAAATTTACAGGGCTTAATTTTAGAAATAGACTCGTCTATTGTATCATCACTAACTAATACATTAATAACTAATAATGTGAATGGTTTTCCTAGTTTATTTATTATTAAAAAAAACAAAATTATTAAATATAATAATGAGAGAACTGCGTTAGAATTTATGAAGTTCTTTAAGTTACATTTACATAAATCTTTAAAAACCAATTTAAAGAAAACACATAAACTTCAAAAAAGTAGCATATATAATCCTAAACTTTTAAGAAAAAGCCTTAGTAAAACTTTTAGGAGAAACTATAAATAGAAATAAAAATAGGAATAGGAATAGAAATAACATTATGTTCTTAAATTTGGATTAATACAAACTGCCATTGTTGGAAATATATCTCCCGACATACAATTGTCTTTTGACAATACTTTGGCACAATATCTTGAGTTATTTATTTTACCAATGTAACAATAACCATGTTGTTGCGAATCACTTTGGACAGGTTCTGGCTCTCTACTTTCTTTTTTAATTATTAACTTTTTAATGTCATCTGATACACTTTGAACTCTATTTTCTACTTTTCTATCTTCTTTTAGCATAGTTGAATTTTCTGATTCTTCTGATTCTTCTGATTCTGGTGATTCTGGTGATTCTGATGTTTCTTTTTTAGCTTGTGCTTGCGCTTGTGCTTGTGGTTTTACATCTGTTGTTTTATCTTTCTTAATATTTGATTGTAAATAATCAATTGCTGAAGTAGTATTTGTTGTTACAAATACTAATGTATTATTAAATAAGTCGGTAATAAATTTTAGAAATATTTGTAAAAATGTTGAAGATTCGTTCACTATTGTTTGTGTTCCTTGCGATGTATGTTTTAATGTTGTTTTTGCTGTTTCACCTGTAAAATAAGCAATTATATAAGTAAATGGAGCTAATAGTGATGCAACAATATCTGTTCCCTGCGCTAAATATGTAAATATATTAAACCCTAAAAATGCTAATAATAAAATCAGAGCTATCCAAAATAATATTTTTTTGAAGAAACTACTTGAACCTGTGTTTTCATAATTTGAACTATAATTATAGTCAATATCAGAATCACTATTGTATAATACTTTAGAGTTTATTTTAGAACCAATGTCTTTAATTGGTGTATTTACATATTTATTCAAGTTGTTATTTATATTTGAGCCAACATTTTTTAGCGGCGAACTTACCATTTTTTCTAACCCATTGTTTATAGTTGAACTATAATTATTCATTATATATAATATAATACATAAAATAATATTATATTATATAATATTGAATTATATATATGATAAAATTAACTAGTAGTACTAAAACTAGTAAGAGTTATAAAACTAGTAAGGGTTATAACAAAACACTTAAAATTAAGTCTTATAGTCCAACAATTAATAACAAATTAATTATTCATTCATTGAAAACATTAACACCACAAACTCTTAAATTATGTGATGATTTGCTTACAATAAATATTAAAATAAATGATAAATATGTATGTAAAAATTATAATGATAATGCAGTTAAAAAATTATTATTGTATAATTTGAAAGCTACTAAACATTTAAATGTTTCAAGATTTATTCCGCCGATTCAACTATTGTCTAATTGTTGGTTTAATACAATGTATGTAACCTTTTTTTTTAGCGACAAAGGAAGAAAATTTTTCAGATTTTTTAGAGAGCTAATGATAATTGGAAAGAAAGTAGACAATAGTCCAATATCAAATACAATTGCAAAATTATTGTTTATATTAAATTTATTTATTGAAGCATCCTACAATCAAACATCAAAATCACATACTTTTTACAATAAAATAACAAGTTTATCAAATAAAATGAACACAAATTTTTTTATTTACCACATTTATAAAATATTAAAGAGAGATACTAATTCTATTAATCCAAACATATTAATTACTAATAATAATAAAATGTATGATGTACCAAATATTAATGAAGCAGGTAATCCACTTAGTTATTACGAAGAAATTTTAAAATATTTAAACTATAACACATTAAAGTTTATGAAGCATAAATTTGTAAATAAAAATGACATAACACTATTAATTCAAAATAATTTTAATAAATTGTCTCTTAATAACATTCCGGATTTACTAATTCTTGAAGATTTTGAAAGTGGCACTATTTTTGAAACAAATTATACCTTTATTGATGTAAATAAACAAAAATACAATTATGTATTGGATTCAATAATATTAACAAATAAAGAGCATTTTAACCCAAAAGAAAATAGTCATTTTGTAAGTGTATTAACTATTAATAAAAAAAGTTATAAATATGATGGTAGTAGCACATCTAAATTGGAACCATTTAACTGGATTAAGTTAATAAATAGTAATAAAGATTGGTATTTTAAAGAAAATCCAAAATATGAACCTGAAGTATATAATTTTACAAGAGGATACAAAATATTGTTTTATTATA